AACGGCATGCCGATCTCTTCGGCTGCCACCTTGGATGGCGACGAAATGCCCAGGAGGCTTTTGAAACTGTCCACCACGGCTCCGCTCACGGTGCTGGCCAGATTTGTTATCCAGCTCATCATTGCCAGGATACCGTTTCCGATCCCTTGGATGATTGCGCTGCCGACGGCTCCCCAGTCCGTCTCAGTCCAGATGCTGACGACCGTGTCGACGATTGCTTGGATTCCACTCGTAATCCAGAGTTTCCAGTCGCCGATGATGGACCGTAGAACCAATCCTGCATTTTCAAAATCTCCCGTCAGGACGCTGAGCACAAATTCCACGACATTTAGCAATGTCCTGAGGCCAAACTCAAAATTGTTAAACACCCAGCCGAGGTATGTATCGACAACATCGACAATAGTCTGGCCGTGAGCCTCCCAGAAACTCGCAATTGCCCCCAGGACGGTGCTGACAATCTGCTGGATTCTCGGCATGTTGCGCCCGATCCAGCCGTTGAAAAAATTGAGCGGCTCGATGGCATCGGTCATGATTCCCTGTCCGAAGCCGGCCAGAACGTCAGAAATCACGGCGATGGCCGGTCCAAACACGCTGGCCAGTACTGCACCAAACGCGTTGAACGCCGGGACGATTTGCCCTTCGATGGCGTTTTGTAGCGGAGGCAACGTCGCCTGCACGAACGTGTTGACCGCCGTAACGATTGCCAGCCACGCCGGCAAAAACATGCTGCCGATCGTGGTGCTCAGGTTCTGCATCTGCGCATCCAAAATGCGCTGTTGGTTGGCCAGCCCACCCGAGGTTTTTCCAAAATCTCCTTGGGCCGCAGTTGTCTGAGCGAAAATTTCGGCTTGGGTAGCAAGCAGTCTCTGCTGGGCAGTCAATTCTTCCACCTGACCACCGAGCACTTTTTCGAGGGCCAATCCAGCCTGTTCCATGTCCCGGCTGGCATCGGATGCTTCAATTGACGATTCGCCAAATTTGGCGACAGATTCGTTGTATGCCCGCTGAGCTTTTTCCACCGCCTCCGTTGCTCTGGACAGCGCGAGAGCGTCGACCTCTGCATTGACCAGCCCCATCGACAGAGCCCTGGCCTTGATGGTCGCTTCGCTCAGAAGCACTTGGTAGGCGCGGAGAGGCTCGCTCTCACCGCGGAGAGCAGCGCCGATCGCCTCGATAGCTTGTTCTGGTGTGGTGTTGCCGAACGACGCCAAATCGCTGGCCAACTCAGACAGGCTTGTCGAAAAGTCAACCAGCTCGTCACCGGTGACCCCAGCCGCTCGGCCAAAACCCGCAAACGTGGCGGCGGCGTCCAGTGCCTGTTGCTGGCTCTGGCCAAAAGCGGTCGCAGTCGTCTGCGACCACTCTTTGATCGTATCGGAAACATCGCCAAACAAAACGTCCGTCTTGCTGAGCGTCTCGTTGAGGTCGCTGGCAGCGCTTACGCTGTCCGCTCCAAACTGGAGCAGTGCTGCACCAGCCGAGACCGCCATCCCGGCGATGCCTTGGCCGACGCCTTGGGCGATACCAGCCATGACCGAGCCGAATTTGTTGGCTGATTTGTCGGCGGATTTTATCTGATCGGAAAAATTGTCGAGCTCACGCGCGCTTTGACCGATCTTGCTGTCAAACCCGCTGGTATCGGCAACAATCTGTACGTTAAGGGTGTCCGACATTTGCCCCTCCGACCAGCGCTGCGAATTTTGACAACACCTGCTGGCCTGTCAGAGGTTTTTCTTCCGGCTTCCACCAGTCGGGCATAAATTCGCTGACCGCAAACGGTTTTGGATGGCGCTTGCGGTCTCGGGATGCATTGGCTGACAGGGTCATCATCATCGCATTTCTCAAATCTGCCCGCTGCTCGCTAGATGGTTGGATCGCCAAGAACGCTGCCCATGTGGCAAATTCGCTGGCACCCATGCGTTGCTGGAGCTCGGCCACAGTGCACCCTCCGATTTCCAGGGCCAGCGTGTGCCACAGGCGCAGTTCGGCGTCGTCAATTAGATTTTTTTTTCAGCCTCTAGCGACCCCGGCACCATTTTGGACAGCACCATTGCTTCGGTCGCCAAACGGAACAGGATGTGCCAGGGGGCTTCCAGAAGTTCTTTGGCGTCCTGCACTGCTGGTGCGCCAGTTTCATCAATCCATGTTCGCCGGACAATTTCGGCCGCCAGCGTCAGCGCTCGGCGGGCAGCGTCAGGCGTCAGGTTTGATTTGTCGGCCAAAGCTCCTTGCAGTTGGATAGTGTCCACCATCAACTCGCTGCGCTCTGCTCCAGTGAGTTCACGCAGAATGACCGATCCGCCCCATTCGGGCACGTCGATCGTGACCTGCCGCAACACGCTTTGTCTGAGTACACTACTGTTGAGTATAGGCATATTTTGTGCTATCAGCTCTATACGTTATATGACACAGCGCCAGTAACTTTGATGGTACAGCTGGCCGTCATTGCATCCTCCAGAGGTGATTCGGGGGTGAATGCCGTCACAATGCCACTAAACGAAAAATAATTTGTGTCGCTCATGATCAGCCGAAACGTTTTTGCCGTCCCGGTCAGCAGGAAGTTAACCAGACCAGTTGTTGTGTTAGTCGCTGAGTGCGAAGGCAGATCTGGATCGTAGATCAGATCGAACGTCACCTCGCCCCCATCGCGGAGGCCCGGCGTAAACGCACGCCACTTATTTGTGTCACGTGCCGTTACTTCGACGGCGTCTTGTGTCATGGACGGACCACTGATGTCACGCACCTGGCCGACATCGACGAATGTTGTGCTAACCGTATTGACCCGCAAAACAGATTCATAAGCTGTGTACTTTGCCATTTTTCCCTCTATTCAATCAGATATGCGCCGGATTCATCGACCAAATAATCCCCTACATGATCAACCAAATAAACAATGGGTTTTGGTTGACTGACCGTCCTCAACGTGATGCTGGCCCCGAGCGCATCTTCCAGAGGCATTTCCGGCGTTATGGCCGAAACCATTGCTTGAAACCTGAACCCATCGTACAGGTTGGCGACATCTACCGTTTGGAGTTCTGCCGACCCTACAGACCCATTCAACAGAGCATTCAGTAGTGTGTCGTGCGTCGCCAAAGCGGAATCGTAGATGACATCAAACGTCAATTCGCCACCATCCCGCAGGCCGGCGGTGTACACCCGGCTGCTGTTTTCGCGGGTTGTCACGTCTACTGCATCTTCGACCATCGACGGCCCAGAGATGTCACGAACCTGAGCAATCACAACGCTATTCCACGACAGTGCGGCAGAGTTGGGGCCGACGTACTTGGCCATTATAGATTAACCTCCTCGATATTGACCGACAGCACAAAGCCAAAATATGGTTGGCCATTGTACGTCAGGTACTGATCGTTGGCTCCTGCCGTCTCCCTGCCAGACGTGATCCCAGTATCGTCCGTCACGCCCATAATCACAACTTCCGGATCGAGATGGCGGTTGTGCAAAAATGCATCGAGCGCTTCCTGAAGCATTACAATGCCATCCTGAATTTTATTGTTGCGATTGCCTTGGCCCAGAGTGTGGAGATAGAACGCAACGTAGTACGTGCGAGTAACAGAGTACAAATCCCGAGCGCTACGTGAGTACGTTGGCACGCCGGCCGGCCCAGGAAACGTCAGTACGGCAGGGAGCAGTGCAGTGTCCAGAGCTGGAGGATAATTGCCGGGTGGAGCGTAGACAACACCTGGCACCGTCATTGCACGCTGCTGAGCGAAAGCAATCGTTGTGCTGATTGTCATCGCAGCCTCCGGTACGGTTCCAGAATCTTGCCGACATCTCGGGGAATTCCCTGCGGTACCTCGATCACACCAGCGCCCGGAATCGCTGTAACGTCAAACGTGTTGGAGTCCTTTTGCCGATACATGTACGTTGCCATGCGAACTGTCGCATGCACGATGTCTGCTGGGGCCGTCACGCTGTACGCCCACCGGCCCGTGATGCTGATGGCGTTTTCTGGGTCCTGATCGAACGTCCAATACAAGCCGCTGTTAAGTTTGAACCGCAGCCCGTACCACGGTGTCTGGTTGCGCGGGTTGGTGACATACGAGCTTGCAGAGATGGATGTCCCGTCTCCATTGATCACCGTCGTAATCTGGCACAGATCCAGAGCGTACGGTGTCCAGTCCAGCACCATGTAGTGGTCGGACGTGTCATGCTCGGCGTCAAACAACTTGGTTGTATCAGCCGGAGCCTCGAACGTCCGATGTGTATGGTTGTCGATCGCGAACTGGGCCCGGGTCAACAACGATTCCAGAAGAGGATCGTCGTCGTTGACATCCAGGCCCATGTACGCTCGCAGTTGAGCCACGCTTGCATATGCCATTAGATCATCGCCATG